GCAGAGTGTGAGTGCCTCTTCCTTAGTAACCACACGATGACTAACAATCTGTTCGCCAAGGTGCTGTTGACTAAACTCTTTTGCATCGTTGCAAATTACAGTATCAAGTGCCCATTCAGTTTTATCGTTGCCAAAATTGTCAATACCAACCGGCACTTCAACCATATAGCGAGTTCGGAAAGTGCTAACGCAATCAACTAGAACCCACTGCTTTTCTTCTACCTTAGTCACAGTAAAACTCCCGTCATCATTGTCTTTCCAATTAAGTGTATCCCCTTCTTTCCAACCTGCTTCTTCTATAAAGTCAGGAGGAAACTCCAAGATAGCATCGCCGGTCTTGGGGTCTTCTTTTGTTTCTACAATCCAAGTTTTGTTATTCATAAAGTCATGTTAGCAAGTAACAGCCTACTGGTCAAATATTTTGGGCAACTATTTAAAAGTGTTGAGTTTGGGCTTGATCTCTTTGATCAGAGCCGTCTCACGCTTGTGAGCCTCAGCCTTGCCCCTGACAATTTCCAACACCGAGACTTGAAACTTCTCGGCGCCGTACTTGCGGATAGCCCTGCAAAGATCCCAGTCCTTAGACTCAGCCAAAGCCCGCTGTACATGCTTTTGAAAGCGCCGGCGAACTGTACGTTCAGCCGAGCCGCGAAATGACAGAACAGTGAGACCAATATATTTGGCGCCCGTGCGCTGGTTCACGATCTGATAGATAACGTGGTTGCGATCTGATCTGCGTTTGCGAGTTTTCATGCTATCTATTATAGCAAAATTTGCCCGAAAGTCAAGCCTCTCGTAAGTCATTGATTTATATAGAGAAAGAATTGGAGCGGGTAGCGAGAATCGAACTCGCACGCGAACCTTGGCAAGGTCCCAAGCTACCATTACATCATACCCGCGTCATTTTTATTTAGTCTTCAATCTATCACCTATAATAAATTCTATCATAAATACTAGATGCAAGTCAAGGATTTTTTTGAAGCAAAGGGCGATTATTCTGGAAGGGCAAAAGCACCTGCCTTTTATGCTAGAAAGTGGAAACAGATACTTGATCAGGAACTCGCTAGCATTAAACCTACTGATAAGATAACTGATCAAGAATTGCAACATATAAAAACAGATATCATGATATATGATATTGCTAGTCTTGTACAGATGCATTTGCTCGGTACTAAATTCTATAGACGCAACAACTATGCGATTAATATCCCTAAAGTAAAAGCGGTCATAGATAAAACTATCAAGTTGTTAGGTGATGAATATCCTCACAAGGATTTAACTGAATCTGTACGCTACCTTCCCTCAAAAGTTCTGTAGACACGGTAGTCTCCTTAATGTATGTAGTATTTATTGGAAGTATAAATAATTGTATGATCTGGGAAAAAATAAAAAATCGCTATTATAGAACTCCTGCCCCAAAACTAGAAGAGCCTAACGAGCCTAAATCAGAAAAGATTACTGTGCTTGGTATGACAGTGGAATTATCGGATATTCCCGATTTAAACTCTTGTCGCCCAGTAGAATCACACCCCTGGTATGATCGTACTATACGCTGGGTAAATATCTTAAAAGATTTAGCAGCACTTATTTTTTCAGTTTTATCTATTCTTAGATTTTTCGGTAAGATTTAATAATTGGTGCGAGTAGAGGGAATCGAACCCCCACATCATAGATACTTGCTCCTAAGGCAAGCGCGTCTACCAATTCCGCCATACTCGCATACTAAACTTTGGGGTGACTGACGGGACTTGAACCCGCAACGACTGGAATCACAATCCAGGGATCTACCAATTGATCTACAGTCACCACTGTTTGGCGACCTCGGAGGGAATCGAACCCCCAACAAACAGAGTAGAAATCTGTGGCTCTGTCCAATTGAGCTACGAGGCCAAAACTTGGTGGGTGAAGTAGGATTCGCACCTACTCAGCACTTAGGCGTTCGATTTACAGTCGAATCCGGCTCTCTAACTCCGGCGTTCACCCTTAATAAAACTATTCTACAATACTATATACTCAATGTCAACATGTTTGGAGCACCGAATCCGATTCGAACGGATGGGGTTAGAGTTTTGCAGACTCTTGCGTTGGGCCTCTCCGCCACCGGTGCATAATCAATTATTCGTCGTTAGACTTGCCCAACTTTAGTCCACCTATCAAACCCACAAATGCACCAACTATTGTGCTAAATGCAGGTCCGATTACAGCAAAAATTTCTTTATTGTCTACTTTAGAATCAAAAAGTCCTACTAACATAACTGCAACTACGGCTATAAGAATAACGCCCAGAATTATAACAACTAGTTTGGTAATCCAATTTACTAAATTTGTATCGCTGCTCATAATATGTTATTTATACTTCAATTGTGTGGCCTCGCAGGTTAGATTTTCACTAACATAACTGTCCCCTGAACCGCTGTCACTGACAGTCTCGACCTCCCATATCCACCTAGATAGTTTCCCTATCAGGCTGCGAGATATTGTCTCACAACTGTGAGATTAATTGGCGCACCCAGAAGGATTCGAACCTCCGACCCTCGCGTTCGTAGCACGATGCTCTGTCCAACTGAGCTACGGGTGCATAATAAAATTGGCGACTCGTATGGGGTTCGAACCCATGATTTCCTACGTGACAGGCAGGCGTCTTACCACTCGACTAACGAGCCAAAAAAATTGCTGGTACCCCTTGGGCTTTATACCCCATCATACACTCGGCGGGGACCTCCCCCGAGGCTTAGTTTGCTACTCTGCCCTATATGCATTAGTGACAGAGATACGAAATTGGTGGGTCATCGGGGACTTGAACCCCGAACCTATCGGGTAAGAGCCGAGTGCTCTGCCAATTGAGCTAATGACCCAGAAAATAGTGAACCACAAGGGGAATCGAACCCCGAACTAGTATTCCATCGCCAAAAGACGATAGGTGCTGCCCATCCACGCTCGTTGCGGTTCATAAAAAATAGTTGCGTTAGATGGAATCGAACCATCACTTCACTGGCACTTCCCACCATACGACTATTAATCGTGTGGGCCCTTGCGTACTGACCTCTATACTATAACGCAACATCAAACTTGGTAGGGGCACCGGGACTTGAACCCGGAACTTACGGTTTAAAAGACCGTTACTCTGACCAGTTGAGTTATACCCCCGTTGTTTGATCGACGGGTGCAGCACGCCCAAGACACTTTCTACAGCAGTCTCTCCGTCTGTGTGCTAGCACGATCACTGAGCCGATATTTAATTGGTGAACCCGACGGAATTCGAATCCGTATTATCGCCGTGAAAGGGCGACGTCCTAACCTAGTTAGACGACGGGTCCAGAAACTAAAAATGTTTAAAGAACTAATCAACAGAAATACATTCTATCAACTAGTTCCCGTGAAGTCAAGCCTTTTTATAAAAGAAAAATTGTCTTAGATTTCAATGACTTAACAAGAAAGTGGCGGAAGGTGAGGGATTCGAACTCTCGTGGCTTTTACACCCATCTGTTTTCAAGACAGCGCCAATTGGCCTCTCTGGCAACCTTCCATATTGTTATTTATACTATATCAATGATTTGTTGTCAACCTGATCTTACCCATTTTATTCATCATCAAACGTACACACTGGGATAGGTAACATCTTGTGTAAGTTTCTTGCGCGGATCTTGTGATACTGGCGAAGATTTTGTTTTTCTTGCGAGTTACTTGGTACAATGCTTTTCTCAGACTGAATCATTGCTGCTTCTAGTTCTGGATAAGTCATACCTAATTGATCTTGATCTGTTCTACCATCTTGCCACAACCCATCAGTAGGTGGCGCATCAATAATTTCTTGCGGCAATTCAAGTTCACGACCCATATCCCATACATCAGTCTTCATGCAGTCACCAATTGGACTGATATCTACTCCACCGTCTCCGTACTTAGTAAAGAAACCAACACCAAAGTCTTCTACTTTATTTCCTGTACCTACAACAATTCCACCATGGCTTTGTGCAATTTGATATAGTGTCATCATACGCAATCTAGCGCGGCTGTTAGCAAACGCCAATTGTGTTTGATTGGTTTCTTCGCACAAGATTTGTGTTGCTTTTTCAAACGCAGCATAAGCAGAATTCAAATTGATATTCAAATGTGTTACGTTTTCATATCTTGCTGTTAACCAATTGGCTTGCAAAGTACTACGATTGTCTAAGACTTTTGCTTGTCGTATAGGCATTTGCACTACGATTGTGTTTAGTCCAGTTTTGGCGCATAATGTACTAACTACGCTACTGTCAATACCGCCTGAAATCCCCACTACTAATGTATCAATATTTGCTTTTTTGGTATAGGACTTGATCCACTTAATAATGGTACTAATACGTTGTTTAGGTGTCATGATTACTCTCTTATAAAAAACGCTATTATATTTAATGAGATAAGTTAGTGTGATTAAAAAATCCCGCTTACCCTATGCGGGGACAAGATAACGTTTTGTCGGCTCTAATATCACGCCCTCTTAAAGTTACCAAGAGGGTTTATTTTAAAAATAAATCAGATTAAAACGCATGTCTCAAAGAGACGCCAATTACATTCTGCGAGAGTGTGCCTGTGTAGTGCTGATAGCCTACAGCAAGTACATCACTCTTAGTAAGAGGCATTGCCAATCCACCGTGTACACGGTCTTCCTTCATAAGTTCTGAATTACCAAATCCCTCACGGTGACGGTAACCTGCTTCTACTGAAACTGAACTCATTAAAAGATATGAAAGATTTACACCGGCTCCCCAAAAGTTTGTGGAATCGCCAGAAACGCTTTCATGACCAAGTTCAACAGATGGTTTAATCTTCAATCCAAACACCGCAGTTGACCAACCCAAGTTAGCAGCAGCAATACCTGTTACGGCGCCTGATGCTTGACGGGTTTGCAGTTCTCCGCCAACTGACAGTCCGGCTGGCAAGTTGTGTGACACGCCAAGAACATATTCAGTTGAGCTGGGTGCTGAGCTGTGTGCAACATCTCCAAAACGAACTTCCAAAGATGCGTCATCAGCCAAAGCCGCACTGCCCATTACGGTGCAGGCCAATAAGATTAACAATTTCTTCATTACATTTCTCCTTGTATGACAAACTGCAATAACGCAGAATGCCTATTATTTATACTCATACAAAGTGCAATAAAGTTAAATATTTGTTAAAACGCAACACCGTTGCTAATTTACAACATCGCTGATAATGGAAAGATTTCTGCAATTACTTTAGCGCATTCTTTGGCAATTTCCATATGCTCTTTTTGTGTGCCATTTGCACTACGCAACTGTACATAGTGAATCCAAGAACGTAGAGTTCCTGCCATATACAATCTAGATACTGTCAAACCTTCAGGTAGAACCGCTCTTGCTTGTTCTTTAGCAATACCATTTTCAATAGCCCAATTATAGGCTTGCAGGGCTTTAGATATTACTTCATTTTGCATAATCTCCCAGCCAGCCTGCACCATTGGATCGACACCTTCGCTGATGCTGTTTTGACGATTCTTGGGATCTTGTAGTCTAGCCTCTCTGGTAACAAAAGTCAAGTCTTTCGTTGGATCAGCATATCGCTGCGAAAATTCTTGAAACGAAAAAGAACGATGCCTTAACATTTGTCTTGCAATGTCTCTAGTAGTTTCAATTTCTAGGGTAACATGGCACATTTCTAAAGGTGACCAATGCTGATTGTCGATCAAATATTTGATCAGTTTTTCTGCTGTTTCTTTGTTGTACTGATTGTTCGGATTACTTACTCTAGCACAAAATGCTACTAGATCAGTTGGTGTTTCTGCACCCTCAATTACTGGTTTTGAATACGATACCAATTTTACTTTCATTCAATCTCTCTTTTTAAAATTTCCCAAGTTCCATCGTGGTGCTCGACTAGCGCCGTGCAACTTTCTACCCAATCCCCATCGTTCATATAAGTTACACCGTTTATTTCTTTAATCGCTGCTTGGTGTATATGTCCACAAATAATTCCATCCGCTTTCTTTTTTGTACAATATTCCGCTAATAGTTCTTCAAAGTCGGACATATATGCAACGGCTTCTTTTGTTTTGCCTTTTAGGTAAGCACTTAAGCTCCAATAGCGAAGACCAAACAATTTTCTAAACCAATGTACTACTCTATTTAAATCTAGCAGCAGATCGTATATAAAATCACCTAGATGATATAGAAACTTTAACTTATTTTTAATAGCAGTGTCAAACAAATCACCGTGTAAAACTAAGTAAGTTTTACCATTTATCGCTTCATATATGTGATAGTTCTTTAATTCAATTTCACCCAACGAAACATTGAATGGTAGCAACTTTCTAAGAACTTCATCGTGGTTGCCAGCAATATAAATTACTTTAGTTCCGCGTTTGGCAGCAGTTAATATTCTGCGGATAACATTAGAGTGTGATTGTGGCCAAAAGAATTTGCGTTCTAAACGCCAACCGTCGATGATATCACCGACTAAGAATAAATTCTCTGAGGTATTATTTTTTAAAAAGTCGCAAAGCAAGTCTGCTTTGCAACCTTTAGTACCCAAATGCACATCGGAAATAAAAATGGATTTATATTTTGTCATAACAGTATTTAATTACTGCCATATTACAAGTTTATTGCAAGGTATGTTTAGCGATAGGTGTTACTTGATTTCTAGATTCGTACAAAGTGTTTATCATACTTTCATAATCATCTGCTGTTAAGATTGTCTTATACAGAGTAAGTGCTTGAACTGCCATAACCCCTGCNATTGCTTCAGGTGGAAATTTCTCTAGTAGTTTGGCAGTTAAACTGTCGTATGCAAAGTAAGCGTCTGCGATTTCATTATCGGTATTCAATTTTCATCTCCATAATTTACGTGTTTAATTTTGATATCTTCGGTTAGGTTAGCTTCTACTACCCAACTATTATAGATGCTTTGCATAAATCCGGATAATCCTTGTGCTGCTTTTTTGCAATGGTATACGCTACCGCTTTCGTTGTGGAAATCATAATGATCTCCGCTATCTACTATTACTGTAATCCCACTACTCAATCGCCACTCATCCGCATCCAAATATCCACCGTTCCAGCCAGCAAATATTTTCTTTGCTGTATGATTATTTAAGGATACTTCTAAGATTACCCAAGCGTCTGGTGTATATTCGCTCATAGATTCAACTTATTGTGTTTCTTAAGTTCGCGGATAACTGCTAGCGCAATTCCTAATTCATTGCGACCAGTACCATGAGCCCACTTAACAGCGTTTATGCATTCTTGCACAATAGCATTGTCCATGCTGTAACTCAGTTCTTCGTAGCCATCATGAATATCTCCAAGACGCCTGAGATAGTCCATGCCGCCGTCTACTGCTACAGCACCGCACTTGCAGTACTGAAAGTCGTGTCTATGAGACGAAAAAGGTTCATCTCCGCATTTCTTACAACGAATTTGATTTTGTAAAATCATTTAAAACACCCCACACCTGCTTGATGTTCCCAAGTTAATAATCCTGCTCTTGGAGAGTCAGGATTTGCACAAACTCCCCAATCACTATCCCAACTATTTTCTGTAACATTATGAAGTCGATGAAATCTCTGACACCCACTGCAATCAGGATAGTACCCTTCTACATCTTCCCAACGCTTAATCTTACCACCATAATCAGTATAATCGGTTGGTAAAATTTTTACTACTTGCCAAAACAAGTCACTCATTCAAAAACCTTTACTACTTCTTTGTGTATACGCTTATCTGTGCGTAAGAATTCCACAAAGGCCTCGGCCTCTCGGAAGTCGTAAAATTTCGCGCCAAGTAATCCTCGCTTATTGGCTTGAGGAGAGTTAATCCAAAACAAGCCCAGAAACTTATGCTGTACAACGTACATGGGTCGTCCAAAATAAGCACTGGTGTGTTTAACTATACGGTATTTCATTTCTTTGCTTTCTTTGATTTAGTTTTCTTCTTCGCAGTTTTCTTTTTTGCTGCTTTCTTTTTTGGCTTGGATTCAGTTACAACCTCTGCTTCAGCAAGCGCGGCTCTGTAACCCAGATTCCATTCGACAAAATTCTTGTAGTCTTGTTTGCTTGGCTTAGGATTAAGGTATGGATTAATATAACCCATACCTGTTCGCTTTAAGTTAAGTTTACCTTCAGCATATCCTTCTTTATATTCTTTACTTTTTTCCATTACTTACTATCTTTTGGTTTAGCGTGTTCAGTGCAGAGTGTCCGAAGCCAACCAGTTTCTGTTCTTGTGGATTGGGCGAGTGCTCCGCACTCTTCGCACATAACAGCACTCATGCTCTCAGCCATAGTGATCAAGCCACGAATATGATCGTCGCCTCCGGTAACGTAGAAACACAAACGACCAAACTTTTGCTTGACTTGTTGTGCGACTACCTGAGGGATTTCGGGCTTTTCTTCTAACCAGTGAGGGACTGGTTGAAATATTTCTTCGCGCTTGCGTTGGTAATGGCTGGGATCATTATCCCGCCAATAACTATAGATGTTATCAAACTCTGACCAATCACCCTGCTTGCAAGCTTCACGCAGTTTAACTTCACCCTTGCATCGGTCATTATGATCTATGCGATGGTCAATGTGTTTTTGGATATTACTACACAATTGATCAATAATCTTGAACCAACCATCGCCGTCAGGAAATCCATAATACATAGCCGAATCGCGTATGCTAGCATGCCTATCTTTAAAGATTTTAGGATATTTACTGCACAGTAAATTATCAAGTTCTTCGCGCATATCTGTTCCAAAATTTGGTGGGCCGCCTCGGGGTTGAACCGAGACCTTAAGAATTATGAGTTCTCAGCACTACCTTTATGCTAACGGCCCAACTGTGTATATGAATTATATATTAACTTTATCAAGGAGTCAACTATAAATTTACCATCTCGAATTTCTTTTATCTCCTTTTCCTTTATCACACATAACTTTTTAGTGAATTGATTCCACTTTGCACGATCTCTTTCTGTTTCGTATCCTTTAACTTCAACGTATAAGTCTAACGACTCAATATAGAAATCAGGAAAATAAGTTCTGTCACCGTTCCATGTATATTTAAATCCTACTGTAGGTCTAATCAAATTAAATTCATTATCCTTGGCCCAACAGTAAAATTCTAATTCCCATTTACCTTGAAATTTGACACCATCATGTTCTATTTGTTTAGTCCTTCCCCGATTAGAAGAAGTATACGATTCTGGATTACGTTCAACTGCACAACGCATTACTTGCCGATGGTTAATCCTTCTTTCTTCAGTCCAAGACTGATTTGCTGATGCTATACGAAGTTTTTCTCTGGTTTCATCTGACAGTACGGGTTTTGGTAAACCAAGTTGTTCTGCTTTGATGTATTGATTAGATCCAGTTTTTCCAAGCATTCCGTATGATGGTATAACTTTTATTTTGTCTGGATTTTTCTTACATCTAAGTTCATGCTGTATATTAGAATTAAGACTTAATCCTTCTCTGCCACAGAATTTGCATTGCATATTGTACTCCTACTTCAACTATTTAGTCAAAGTAGGAGTTTTCTGCTCTAACCGTTGAGCTAAAGGCCCTATTCTTTACTTCACGTTCACAATACCCTTGAAGTCATACGGGACAACAACGGTCTGAACCTTACCATTTCGAACGCCTTCTGCAATGTCCTGCAGAGCCTTGGCGTGCATGTACTCAATACTCTGGGGATTACCAGCCAATTCCTTAAGTCGCTGCGCTTCAGAAGCCGCAGTCTGAACTTCTACCTGCTTCTGAAGCAGTTCGTTCTTGGCACGAACCAAATTGTTTGCACTCTGCACTACGCTATCAGCAGGAAGAATCTGCTTCACTAAGACCTGCTGAATGGTGATCTCATTATCAAGATGCTCTGCTGCCAGAGTCTTGTGCAAAAATTCCTCAATTTCAGTCTGAATCGCATCACGGTTATCGTTCATCAAAAGTGCTTCGTAATTACGTGCTGCCTTGTAAGAAGCATTGCGAGTAGCATTTGCAATGTAAGTATACATCAGCAGTGTGTCGCCGTCACGGTTCTGTGCGTGGAACGCACCACTCTTAGTAGCAAAGATATCAGGGACAGCAGCAGGATTCACGCTATAAATAACCTGAACTTCTACTTCCTTCATTGTAGAGTTGTCCTTAGCAAGCGGAGTCAGATGATCAATGTCAACTTGAATTGCCTTCACAGGAAACAGATGAACGTCTCCAACCAAAGTCTGATTGAAAGAGCCCGGCTGAAGCACTTCATGCTTAACCTGCTTGTCGAATCCAACACGCACACCAACTTCACCTGTGCCTACGCGAGTACAACCACTCAGAGCCAAACCCACAGCCGCGCTAAGAATCGAAACCTTAATAAACTTATTCATACAAAAACTCCATTATCAAACTTAGAAATAAAATCACGATCTGCATCAACAACTTCAGGGTCTTCCCAAAGAAACTTGTGTTTAGTACGCTCGCTACCCTTAATGATATCAAAAATTTCAGTGTAATACAAGTCGGGCCAATCGCTGTCAAAGAAACGATAGTCCCAACCATAGACCTGCGGCTGGGGATAACGAGGCTTGAACCCCTTCTTGTTTTGGTTAGGATGGGCCTTGTGCCAAGCACGAGAAATCTTTTGCCAAGGACCATCATAACTTCCCCGCCATCCACCTGTGCCTGGGTAGGTCAAGGTAGAACGAAAAGGGTCGCTACCCCAAGTCTCTTTGTCGGACTTGTAGCGGATCCAAACACGCCCTTCCCAACCCGGATAGCCGAAAGGACGATTCTGATCTCGACCACCCCAGTTGGTCACGCCGTCAATTGGACAGTTGTGAGTGTTACTCACACTGGGGTCGCGACGGATATCCCAAGCAAAGCCTGCAACCGGGGTCTTACGATCAATGACCTTGATCACGCATTCAGCCAGTTCACTAGTACTACGGGGTTCACGCCCATAGACCTTGAGAATGTCCTTCTTAATTTCTACCTTGTGATTCACGAGTTACCTTAAAACAAAAAAACGATTACTACTAAAATTACAAGTGCTAGTATAGCACAACTAACAGAATATGCAACCAATTTCGTTAGGTTCCACTTTTCTTTGCCGGTCAAATGCCTGAATGCTCGGATACCAAGCCCAATAACAAATGACAGAATCAGAAAGTTTAGTAAAATCTTAATCACTGTGATACCTTAATCTCAATCTTATGTAACTATTATACATTATTCTGATAAGAATGCAACCATTGTATTCTTAATAGAATCAATCACTTACGTTTGCTGTGACCCAATGCAGGCTAAATAGACTTTGTTTGCACTGTCAACAATGTCATTATTTCGATTGGTCCAAGCCAAGTCAATCAGACTTTTCAACATCTTTACCGTACTTGCGTCTGCTGGGCTATCTAGCAGTTTAGCATAAAGTGTACTTTGGTATGTGTCCTTGTTGTTAGACAGTGTAGCAAACGTATGAAAGATTGCATATCGCATACCAATTTGAGCGCACACATAGTCTTGTGCTTTGTCTGCATAAGCCGGTGTGGATACTAAAAACAAAGCAACTAAAAACTTTTTCATGTGTGTCCTATATTAAAGAGATTGGTGCCCGAAGCCGGACTCGAACCGGCACGCCTATCGGCGTCAGATTTTCTTACTACTACAGTTTTCACTGCCAGCTTGCGCTGTTTGTAGTCTGGACTATACCTTGACCATTACTTTCGTTTTAGGTCCTTGCCGTCTAGTCTCTACACCTTCCCTTTCGGGCTTGGCTCGGTATTAGCATTTTAAAGCCTTCACCGAATTTGACAAGTTACATTCTAAAAGTTTCCTAATAGAAGCTCAAATTTCTCTAAGTCTGGTGTGTCTACCTATTCCACCATTCGGGCGATTCACTATAGATTTATTGTAATCAAGTTATCGTCTGTTGTCAATCACTCTTTACCCAAAGAATAAAGTTGGTACCCGGTGACGGACTTGAACCGCCGACATTTGCGATGTAAACGCAACGCTCTAACCAACTGAGCTAACCGGGCAATCTAAATGGTCGGGCGTGTGGGATTCGAACTCACGACCTCCTGCTCCCAAAGCAGGCATTCTAAACCAGACTGAACTAACGCCCGCAAATCTATTTGCTATCCTTCTCTTTCTTCTTACCAAAAATCCTATCCCAGTTGTCATCGAATTTCTTTCGATCTTTGATAGGTCTTGGTCTACTACCTTTACTCATATTTACCTGCTGAAAAAAGTGTGGGCTAACACCCCGTATGTACAGAATGCTTTCATCTCGACATAATCCCCACACAACTATGTCCTAGCTTGTTTACTATTGATTGCTGCAAGAAAAACAAACAAAGTTCTTGCATCAAATTGGCTGGGGAGGCTGGGATCGAACCAGCGACACTCTGATTAACAGTCAGATGCTACTACCTCTGAGCTACACCCCAATAAACCTAAAACAAATCTGGGCGCAACTAGAAAGATTTACTCGTTAGTCCTACACAACACCCCCAACTGGGGGAATTACTTGCTGGTTTACACAACTCTTTCCCATTGCCGTTTAAGATTAGCACAGCGCCATTACGGCAGGAAGTGCAATCCCCAAAACTTGGTGCCCACAGAGAGACTTGAACTCCCGACCTATCGCTTACAAGGCGATTGCACTACCAGCTGTGCTATGTGGGCATCAAAACTATTTACTCTAAACTATTATACTCTAAATTTTAATTAAGTCTACTGTGTTTGGGCACACCAGACAACAAATATTCCATTTGATCTTTCAGAATGCTTCTGTTTTGCAACAAAAGGTTTTCATAGTGATTAGGAGCATAAGGAACATAAAGCAGTTCCATCTTTGCTTCCCTGAGCGTTTTGTTGTCTTTACGTGCGTTACAGCCCTTGCAAGCAGTAACTACGTTCATCCAATCGTCTACCCCACCCCTACTCCTAGGCATAATATGATCACGGCTAAGATGCTTAGAGTTAGTGTGTACATCGCCACAATAAGCACACATGTACCGATCGCGACCAAATAGAGTCTTGTTGGATAATCCAACCTTACCGTAGATAGCCGGATCAAATCCTGCACCCTTGATAGCAATGATGCTAGGAGTTTCGATAACGCTTTGTGTGCCATCGTTTTGAACCCCACCACGAAATTTGGCTATGGTATCTCCCAAACTCCAAACAACTTGTTGCTTGGCATGGTACACAATCGCTGTGTTAAAAGACACCCATTGCCGGGGAATTCCTGCAATGTCTAATGCTAAAACTTCCATGAATCACCTTGTTGATAATAACAATCATCAATAGTATATAGTCTACTTTANTGTTTTTAATTTGTCAAGTATGTTACTTAACTTCTTGCCAAGTTTGGTCGCCCNAACATAAAACTTGTGCTATGTACTCATACTCGTCGGGTATGCAACTCCAATCGTTAGGCCCCATAGGACCTAACCCTATATAAGAAGTTGTAAATTTTGTACCCGAGTGCTTAAATAACCAATACTTTTTTCCTGCTACTGGCTTAAAACTAAACTTAGCAGTGTGTATCAAGTTAGTCAATTCTACCCTACGCATTAAGTCATCCATTTGCTTTTTGAGGACCTTTGCACTTTCCATGATACGCTCGTATTCTTGCGTAGCATTCAAGCGGGCTAGATTCAACATAAGATCCTTTTCTTTCTCTATGTTGACTGGAGCAAAGAATTGTCCACCAATCTCCATTGGATACTCAATGTGATTGTGTCTGTCAGGATCTGCGTCAGTGATTTTTATATTCATCACGCATATTTAGTCGATTAGATGGCGCTCCCAACAGGATTCGAACCTGTGTTACTCAACTGAGAATTGAGCGTCCTGGGCCCCTCTAGACGATGAGAGCAATTGGTGGTCATAGAAGTACTCGAAACTTCACTCTCTCCCTTATGAGGGGAGTTCTCTTCCTCTTAAGATATATGACCAAAAATTAATCGGCGTTTCTGGTTACATAGTTAATACGCACCTTAGTTGGTGCAAAAAACTCATTCACCACAGCCTTAGCATCTTCAATATTATAGTCTTTGCAACTGAAAATGTCAATATATGCAGTATTGTCAGGGTTGACAAAGTGAGCGCAAATGTTACTTGTTTGAATCAACTGCATCAAACTATAACCTTCCTTGGGGTCGCCGGGTAGCATAAATTCAATGATAGGTTCGCCATGAGCAATCATGTTGATACGCTTTACCATCTCTTTTACAAAACGATAAATCTGCTCACGGTCTTTAATATTGTCATTGCAACCTGAGCAATCTAACATTAAATGATATCCCCAATATGTTGACATTGTATTTCCTTGTAAAAGTATTATTTATGCTGGCGCCCCCGGAGAGATTCGAACTCCCGTCCACTTGGTTCGAAGCCAAGCACTCTAATCCACTGAGTTACAGGGGCATAATTTTGGTAGGACCGGAGAGATTCGAACTCTCGACCAACGGATTAAAAGTCCGCTGCTCTACCACTGAGCTACGATCCTATAAAATGGTACCATCTCTCGGAATCGAACCGGGGACACGCAGTTTCTATAATTGGTAGGAGGTCTAGGAATCGAACCTAGTTCTACTGCTCTTCAAGCAGTCGCTGAAATCACCAGACTAGCTCACCTCCCAAAATTTTATTATATTGTTCTTTTTCAAGAATAATAATTCTTTTGTTTGGATAAGTCTTCAAAACAATATTCATTTTTTCTCTATCTCTGCCCCACCAATGCCCTTTAATTTCTAAAAAAACATCATATTCTGGTAGATAAAAGTCTGGAGTATAGCAACGAATTTTGTTATCCATTATATATTCTAATGTATCTTTGTTAGTTTTAAGTTTTTGCCACCTAATGCCTAATTCTTCAAACTTTAATGCGACGTTTCTTTCCCATGTGCCTTGAACACTTTGTCCGGCAACCTTGTACCATTTTGATCTACCACCTTTGTTGTTGATAGATAATTTTTGACTAATTTTTCTTTTAGTTTCTTCAGTATGTCCGTTTAATGATGCTCCGAATCTTTTACCGACTTGATTAGGTCTTGCTAAACTAGGAAAATCTTTCTTTGATAAGCCTTTGTTCCACGCTGCCTTATTTTTTTTTATAATTATACTGAACAAAGTTTGAAATTTGCCTATTTGGATTTAAATGGCATAATCTTTGATGATTTCTTAAGGAATTCGCTGACTTTCCTTCCTTATTACAAAATATACAATTAAACATAAACATGTTACTCCATGTTTATATTTAGCATACTCCGCTGCTACTACCAACTGAGCTAAGATGACATAATTGGTGCCTCTTGGTGGTTACGCTCCACCGTATTCGCATTATCAGTACGATATTCTACTATTGAATTAAAGAGGCTAAATTGGTCCTCGATGAAGGTAACGATCCTTCCCGTTGCCGCTAATCTGGTCCTTGCCCTGGGTAACGATCCCAGCCGTGAACGGTAATCTGCCGCTAAAGAGTTTATAAATCTCTCCTGCACCCTGTGCTGACAAGGATATATGGTTGACCCTCAGGGATTCGAACCCCAGTACTCGGAATCAAAATCCGATGTCCTACCGCTAGACGAAGGGTCAATAATTCTTTATTTAAACTTCAAGTTATTTACTTAGTATATTCTTTCTCTAAGTAAAAGTCAAGCCTTTCATTAAAAATTTGGCGGATGGTGTAGGATTCGAACCTACGCGAAACTTACGCCTCGACAGGTTAGCAACCTGCTCCTTTACCACTCAGGCAACCATCCGTAATCACAATATACTACTCTTTCTTCACTGCTTTTACAAGCAAGTGCCAACCCAAATGTTCTCGTACAGCAGTCCTCATTTCTTCAGACATAGCCAAAAACCAGGGTTCTAGTTCATAGATTCCTTGCTTGTATTTTAGCACATTATACATAAAACAATGAGCTTGCTTAACTTCAATATTTGAAAATTGATCACCTAACAGTGTATGAACATCTTCTTTAGTATAGCATTTAGCGTAAGGGCAATCTGCTTGTGCTTCATATTGATCTAAGCCTTTTTGAATCATAGCATACTTCCAACTATGCGTTGCGTATACCATCATTTTAAATTCCCCGTTAGGTTTTAGTACCTTATGTATATTGTCAATAATCTTATCTTCATTTACATAATGATGCACTACACCAAACGAATATACTAGATCGAACTTACCAAACTCACTAAGATCATCAATACCGTTATGCACATAAAAATTGCCGGGCAAGCCTTCAGCATGAAACCTTTGCTTAGCTAATTTTACACTTTCTGCACTAATGTCAATACCTACATACTCTGCACCATGTCTAGCAAACTCAGCAGCGTCTGCGCCTATACCGCAGCCTACTTCAAGTACTCGCTTTCCTTGATACAAGTCAAACTGTGCAAAATCTTTAATGTGGGGTTCTGCTCGGTATCTTTTTTGAGATTGCTCTTTAAAAAATTCCAAAGACCCAATAGGACTAGATCCATGCTTAATATTGCACGGCTGTCTGTCCCAATACTTAACGATTGTTTCTTCTAAATCTTGCATATTATCCTTCAATCATTTGGCACCGAATGAGAGAATCGAACTCCCCTTAACGATTTTGGAGATCGCTGTAATACCACTATACCAATTCGGCAAAATTAACTTAATGCTCGGTACGAGTCTTCAGCACCTTCCATAATAGCGTTTTCACGCAATCGGAATTCTTCTGTAGCAAGTCTGATATGTGCTAAAACAACACCAATTTGGTCTTCTAGCTTTATTGCATCTTCTTCAGTAATATCGTTATTACTGTAATTCTTGATGCACCCATTAGAAATCTTTCCTAGCTTATTCGATGCTTTCATCAACTCAGACAATACGTTCTTACTCATACAACCTCTTAAATGGAGCGGGGTACGAGAATCGAACCCCAATTCCTTAATATGTGCTAAATAATAGCATGAAAACTTCTATTTGTCAACAATGTTCTAACATATTTATGATAACAATCGGATCGTATGGAAAATTTTGTTCTCTGTCTTACGGCTATAAATATGGTATTGATCCTTCAATAATTTCGCACCCAGCAAATTGCAGAATTCTTTTACATTCCAAGAATAAAGAAAAGGCAGATAAATCTGACTTGACTTTAGATCAGTTACTAGCAAGAATAAAGGAATGGGACCGAAAGTACACCGAGCGGGTGACAGGATTCGAACCTGCGACGAACAGCTTGGAAGGCTGACACTCTACCCCTGAGTTACACCCGCTCGCTGTACTCTCTAAATCAATATGCTAGACAGGCTAGATCACAACCACTATGACAACCCCGCATTGTGTTCATAAGATTAACACACTCTTATTTATATGTCAATATTTTTTGTAAAAAGATTTAATAGCGAAAAGCGGTACTTCTTGTCTACGCATAAATACTTGAATAGTTTAAGGAAAATAGCATGAGCACCGAATTTTACAGAAAATATCTTGATATTATCACTGAAAATAGTCAACCAAAAGTTCAACTAGATGAAAGTATGATAGATACTATTAAATCCTTATTGCCTAAATTAATAAAATCTCTTCCTGTAAAAGAAATCGCAGATAAAGTTAAACAAGTTACCGGTGGCGATTTAAGCCTTAGCCAAGAAAATGCTATTAAAGTAGCAAAAGCATTTGGATTTGATAAGATGAATCCCGAGCAATCAACTAACGAAGGTATTGTTGATAAAGTTAGTGATTTTGCAGGGAATCTTTTATACGGAAATCCAAAAGAAGAAAAGAATTGGAAAACTAAATTAATAAGATCATTAAAATGGGCAGGTGTGTTAACAGTAGGACTTCCCTTAGTAGCAATTGGTATAGTATTACTAATAATAGCAAGTGGAGACGTAGCAGACAGTACAACTGCTAAATTTTTAGGGATAGCCAAATCAGCCCAAATAATGAAAGATCGTTCGAAAAAATAAAAAAGCGAGTATAGTTTTTAATTTAATTGGTAGCGGAGCTGGGAATTGAACCCAGTTTTCAAGGTTATGAGCCTAGCGTAGTTCCGTTCTACTACCCCGCAACATTTAGTTATATTTAATAATATAACGCACTCTTATTTATACATCAAATATTTTGGGCATCAGTCTATTGGTTTACTGCATGACCTGCAGGTGCTTCAATTTTTTGATGTTCGACTTCAATTTGAAACTTGAGAGGGATCAATGGCATATTGACTCTCAATTTTTCATTGAAATGCTTAAGTAACTTGTTTGTACAAGATAATACATGGTAGTGATGTGGCTCATAATCATCTGATCTAGGATCAGATGAATCCCCTTCGTTATAGTTATTTAAACTTTCTTCAAAGGTACTGTCTTTATTATTTCCAGTAAGATCATATCTGTCATGTAATACTGTTATAGGAGTATTCACTACAAATTGAGGAGATTTAGGACCTTCTACTTTATTGAACCAATCAAGATTGCTGTTAACATTGTACACGAATCTATCTACATGAGTATAAGAACTTATTGTGCCTACTACTTCGAACCACTCGCGCTTAATGATAGGGAATATTGAGAATGGATGTTCTGTAAGTCCTGGAACTATCGTGCGTAGTAACGGAACATGTTGATTCTCATGACCACGAATTGTAGTATCCCAACTCTGAGTTTGCATTATAGCATCATCGTTCCATACGATAATCCAGTCACCTTTACTTAATCCAGCCAATGTATTTACATACATATTAAGTTTTTTATAACCTAATCTTCTAAATTTATACAGTGAAACATTGGGAAATTCAGGTATAATAACAGAGTTGACATAGTTAATATGTTCAACATCGTCATCATCCATACCTAATAGAACTTCTATTTGGTCAGGATTGTCTGCTAAATCGTATAAAGATTTAATTGATGTTAATAATGCTTGTTTTCTTCCGCGAGTTGGAAGCAAAATACTGAACACGGTCTGTTCAGATTTATTCTTTGTGCGTGTATTGCTCTTTGTTACGCTACTTTTTGTTTTTGCTTTAGCCATTGATACTTTCCTTAAGAATTTCTAGTGTTGCCATAATGTACAATAGTGCCAGAGGCCTGAGTATTATCAATCTTACGCCATGGGTCAATTACAACAGCACTAGACGGGAACGATAATTTCTCTACATACTTATCCCAGTAACCAATCAAATATACATTTGTTGTGTCACTTTTAAATTCTAAGTCACCGGTGTGTTCGTCATAGTAATTTACCGTACCGCCCAATTGTTCAACGTAATGTCCTACAAGCATAGAAGATGAACCATTGGTGTAATGTACTCCTGGCTTATATGACTTACCGACAATAGTAACATTCTTGCCATATTGTAAGCATTTCTTAGCCATATTTTCAGCCTGAACTTCTCTGGCTCGCATGATAGCATCAAATAGATCATAGCCCAACCCAAGGTTTTCTGCCATATACCGTAATGCAATATTATCACGAGGATGGCAAGCACCACCATCACCCATACCTGCTTTCATATAAGCAGGTCCAGTAATGCGATAGTTAGAGCGTGCAAGGGCACCAGTCACAATATCAACATTCATGTTGCCATTCTTTTCAGCAACGTCTTGAATCATGTTGACAATGCCGACTTTTGCACTAATAAATGTATTGTAAAAGATTTTAATTGCTTCGGCTTCATCCCATGTACCAACTTCGTAGCGAGGATTATTCTTCATGAATAACTTATAAAAATCAATTAATTCCTTAGCATCACCAGTCACTGAACCATCCTCAGTACCAACAATAACCATTTCAGGATTTACCATGTCATATTTAATAGTACCCATAGCAATAAGATATGGATTGTAAATAAATCTGGCATTTGTAATTACTGGTCTCAGATCCCTTCGTACAGTACCCGGCAACACTGTGCTAATCAGCACAACCAGTTGATTTTGATTTGCGTACTTGTTTACTTCGGTTAAAATGTTTTTGACTATAGTGTAATCAAAATCTTTGTTTGGCAAATGACTAGTGGGTGTTTCTCCACCATATATAGGATCATGCGGAGTAGGAGCAGCGATAAAGATAATGTCTCTATCTTCTACTGCCTCTTTGATTGTAGGTCTCATTGGAAATGAAGGACTTCTTGGTTCTACATCATAACCAACTACGTCATAACATTCTGCCATCATTTCAGCGCAATCTTGTCCTAATTTACCTACACCTATCATTGCTACTTTTTTCATTTTTACCTTCTTGTGTTATTACATAATTTGGTAGCGGAGCTGGGAATTGAACCCAGTTTTCAAGGTTATGAGCCTAGCGTAGTGCCGTTCTACTACCCCGCAACAATATTTGGTGCCCACTAAGAGATTTGAACTCCTGACCTATTCATTACTAGTGAATTGCTCTACCAACTGAGCTAAGTGGGCAACTAATTAAGCAGTGCGCTTGATTAGATGATAACCAAACTGAGTTTGAACAGGATCGCTAATCTTTCCAACAGGAGTTGCTACAGCAGCATCTTCAAATGGCTTAACCATTTGACCTGCTCCGAACAAACCTAGATTGCCGCCTTGTCTGCCGCTTGGGCATTTGCTATGTCTGGCTGCTAGTTCTTCAAAACTAACACCTTCTGCTAGACGTTGCTTGAGGTTCATTGCTTCTTCTAGCGACCCTACTAAAATATGACTTGCTCCAATTCTCATACGTTTCCTTTTAATTTGGTGGAGGATGAGAGAATCGAACTCTCACGAAGACCTTGCAAAGGTCCCAGGCTCCCATTACATCAATCCCCCGTGTTTCTATTTAATATAAGATACTGTAGCACAATTAAAAATGTAACGCAAGTCCTAACAGTGTAATATTGGTTACTACATCAGGTTCTTTTTTGTACTTTTGCTGTATAGACAAATCTAAGGTAGGTGACAACTTATAACTTAAAGCAGTAATGTTAGAAGTATAATAAGCAGTGTTCAAATAGTTTCTATGCATGCCTCTTTCAATCAAAAATTTATTAGTAAAAATTAAATTGTCAGCGATCTTCCAAGTAAACCAAAGACTATTGGATACGACTGGCGTATCTCCAAATCTTTGTGAGTGAACGCCTACTCCAACCTCGTCACTTAGTTTTACTTTACTATTGTGTACAAGTCTGACCCCAACTCCAAGTTCGGTAGTAGCAGAGTATGTATCGTGCTTAAGATTATCATACTCGCTTCTTACGCCACCTTGAAGGTAAAAAGCATCGGCTAAANTGTAGTCTAACTTTACCCCAAGGTCTGCGTTAGTGTGTACTCTTGTACCATCAAACTTTTTATACAAGAAATCCCCTATATAGTGTTCTTGCCACTTACTTTCTACCCCATCGTACTGGAAAGTACTGTTAAGCACCGTACCCGAACCCTGCACAAATGATCCGTTGACAGATATTTGTGCAGATTCTTTAGCCAGGGCTGTTGTGGAAAAAACTAGTAGGCTTACTAGTAGTAACGGTAATTTCATTTTGTATTTATGTTAATGCATTCTCTCTAGCGGTGGTAACTATAGTGCATGCATCAGGTTTGTAACCCCTCACTACACCTTTCCACTCCTCGACCTAGAGAGACTTTCGTGTTGCTAACGCTAGTATGGCTTGACTAGAACCGTCCCATGGTGATCAAACCATTTCTCGTCGTGTGGGCACACTAGCCGCTGACTAGGCGGCACGTTCATACATAATCGTTTGGTTCGCTCTGAGACTCGGCGATGAAACTTGACGCGCATTCATCTCACCGCCGATCCCTCCGAGACCCTATAGCACTGCAATGCTACACCACAAGGTCGCTCGCTGTCTGACACGAACCGGAGTTTATCACATCACGGCTCTATGTTTCGTCCGATTTTCACGGACTCATCAGAGACATAATTGTGACCATTATCGTGATCGTCACCGTCGTGGGGATTTCACCCAAAAGCAATCAGGCTCATGACCTGCTGCCTATCCGTTTTTTGTATGCGTATTGGTTGACATACGGGACGGGCCTTCCCCTCTATCGGCTCTGAATCAACTAGTGATCCAGTTTAGCGCGAATTCTGCAAAATACTTGCGGTCTTTTTTCTGATGGTTATCCGCACGACCAGGATTCGAACCTGTCTTCCCTTACTATCTTCGGGGCGTGCTACCATTACACTAAGTGTCTACCATCTAGCATACTTATTTAAGCAGGTTATTGCCATTCCTGCTGTTGTTTTTAACGATATGCAACAATTATCGTTCGCGCAAAACGAATTGAGAGTACTGCCATTCCCGTTTAAAGATTTAATATCTTCTGTCACGCGCCTGCTACCACAGCATGGTTAATGACAGAGAGGATCACCCACGGCAGTCTGGTAGTTGGTTAAACTCCTCGCTTTCGGACTCTCAAACCTTATTAACTTTTCAAACTATGAATGTAGTTTACACACTCTCCAATCAAAAGTCAATACAATCTTTTCCCAATTTTGCAATTCTTGCCTTTCGCGCAAAGAATCACTAATTGATATACATCATACAAGAGTCGAAAGGTAAATGCAAGAACTAAATTTCCATACAAATCAAAGACTTATGAGTTTAGTTTTTGCTTTAAGTATTTTCGTAGCCTACGGTATCTATCCATAACCCTCATTCTATGAGCATGGGCTTGAAACATCAAGCCCATCACCTGACTGGTATAAATGCTTACATAAAGCATTTTATTTACCCTTAGCAGTCTCTGTCAAGCCCTTAGAGACATTGACACCAAAACTATAAAGACTCTTAACAAAATCACCTTGTGCTTCTGCTAGGTGAGATAGTTCGCGGCTAAGTGTAGCGTGAGGAATAGAATCAGCAAACGACTTGAAAGTTTTCACTCCCTGATCAACCATAAACTCAAATGTAAACATGGGTTACTCCTTTTTGTAACAGTATATATTATTGCAGTGCAACATATATATGCTATTATATTGCGTTGCAAAAATTTTGCAACTTAGAGTAACCCATATCTATCAGCCCGGAGGTGCTACTTTACCAACAGCATTGATTACAGCGGCAATCTTTGCGACTGCTTGTAATTCAGTTACAGTCATACCTTCTTTCTTTAAAAGATCGTAGTGTGACTTTACACAGAAATTGCACTTACCTACAATGCTAGCGCAAAGAGCGTACATTTCAAACTTCTTCTTTGAAACGCCACCGTGTGTAGCATATGCAGTCATACGCAAGCCTGCAGGCAAGCCCTTTAGTTGAGGATCTTCAGTCATTTCAACAAACGGGTAATAAACATTGTTCATGCCCATTAGTGATGCAGCAGTCTTTGCTGCATCACATTCTGCCGAATTGGCTGTTAAGATACTGTTGCTTTGAATCAAATATGCTAAAGGTCCATTGTTTGCACTTAGCGCGGCTGCTAGAGCGCAAGCATGGGCATCTACCTCATCTAACCCACTGCGATTAATCACAGCGTCCAAATTCAATCTAATATCCTTAGAATGATCTGGGATGCTGTTCTTAATTGTGTCTACCCAACTCATTACAGAGTTGCTCCACCAATAGCGCGATTGCATGGGCAAAGTTCACCAGTCTGAAGTGCGTCTAGTACACGCAGAGCCTCATCTGGATTACGACCAACATCTAAGTTGTTAACAGTAACATGCTGAACTACATTACTAGGATCAACAATAAATGTTGCGCGAAGTGCTGCACCTGCAGGTTCAAAGAAGATTCCCAATTGATTTGCTAGCGACAATTCTCCGCGAGCCGTATCAGCAAACGACCAAGAATTGGTCTTCTTTAGGTCTTCATGTGCGTTGCGCCAAGCCAACTTACAAAACTCGTTGTCTGTTGACCCGATTAGCAACACCGCATCACGGTCTTCAAAGTCTTTTACCAACTTATCATATGCAACAATTTCTGTTGGACATACAAAAGTAAAGTCTTTTGGATAGTAAACAATTACCTTCCACTTACCAGAGAAACTCTGATCTGTAACTGTTACAAACGCATCATCAGGAGTTAATACACCTGGCTTAACACCTGTTACTGCAAACGCTTCAATCTTATCACCTACGGTCTTCATACTTTCTCCTTGTTCTAGTGTGAATTTATTTAATTATAACTAAGTGCCGCAAAATCTTTAGTGGGTAAACTGCTCAAATACTACCCAAACAAAAATAAGAATGGGCAGGTAAACATAAAATATTCGCTTGAATCGAATGGGCTTATGTTGCTTAATAGGTATACGCTTCATTCGGGCTTTTTTGGTTTGTAGTGGGGATTCTTGAGTTTTTTGTTTTCTTCTTGCTGCTGTTTAGTCAATCGCTTTGCTGCGATTTCTTTTGCAAACTTTAAGCCAGAACCTTTCTTTTTTAAATCAATACTCATCTTCTTCAATCTCCTGTACTATCCAGCCTAATTTTAACAAGTCTTGTCTAATCTCATCGGTGACTACACCCTCAGACATATAACCCATAGTACCGTCTTCATCACCATTACCTAAGCCACCACCTATGCCAGAACAGTACCAATCAATATAGTCACCTTTTTCTTGCATGTCAGCAATGATGCCACCTGCATGCCGCCAACTACAACTCCAGGTTTCTTCTTTAAGAATAGGCCATATGTCATTTTTAGTGAATTGATTGTTGCACATAGCAGCGTAAAGATTTTGTGCATATCCATCGGATTTTCTGACCTTTTCAAGAATCCATTCAGTACTACGCAAGTCGTACTCCATGTTGTTCTTTTTCCAATCAGGATCTTTCATATTTTTTTCATCTTGTTCTTTAGCAGACTTATATAGGTTCAAATAGTCTTCGCTAGGTTCTTTACCCTCGCTTTTGCATCTTTCCAAATAACCATTTAATTGGAAAGTATTGCGATCAGGGCTTTTTGATACTTCAGTCATTTACTAATGATAGCAAATATTAATTTGCAACAGAATAGTATTTGGGCTAAGATTCCCAACATGTACAATTACATTCAACCACTTTGGCTATAGCCTGAGTTGGAGTATAGACGGCAGGTGAAAGCGTACTAGAAGTATATGCTGTATTCAATAAAATAGGTACCGTATTTGCTGCCGGCAATCCATTTACTATAGGCAGTGGTGTGGTTGTTCCAACTATGACTAAGTTCTTTGGAGCAGTATTACTGAAAGACGCAATTGGCACAGGTGGAACTGGCTGATTAGCATTAGTAGGTGTACTAAGCATTAAGTTTGCTAGTTGCGTGTTTGTGGGTGTGTTTGGAATATTGTTTGTTAATGGAATACCAACTAGTTGCAATCTAGTTTGATTTCTAGATTGTCTCATTGAGCCTATCACGCTTTGTCCACCAACCGAATTCATATCAGAAATATTTTCTAATGTCTGTGCAGACATATTGGGCTGTGTTTCGGCAGAAAGCATTGGGATAGAATCGCCGAATGTATAAAGTGATGTTGGGTATGGATTCAATTTAGTGTCGTAAGGAATCGGTACCGGTGGCACCGCAATATATCTGGCTCGCTGTTCTTGCTGTAGAGCAGTACCAGTAAGATTGTAATTTGTGTTTAACGCAGTTGCTGCATTGATATTATTTGTACTAGCAGTTGCAATATAAGCAATTTCTGTGTTGGCTTGTGTAATATAGTCTTGAACAATACTATCCATGGTTGGCCAACCTGCTGTACCATATGCATTATTAGTACCACCAGTAGCCGGAGTTCCGTCAGCATTTACCGATAAGATACCAGTCGGCGGTGCTTGAATATGTACAACAACTGGGCTAGGATCACTTGCTTGAGTTCCAGGATTAGTAATTGTAAATCCTGTTACTTTACCGTATGTTGAAATATTAGTAGGATCAGTTCCTATAACGACTGTTGCCGTAGCGGCAAATCCACCTGATCCTGTTATAGTGACAGTTGGTGCAGGTGCTGTACCTCGGCTATATCCTCCGCCAGTGTTAGTAATTGTAAACCCAGTAAGAGAATAATTACCACCTGCAAGAGTTATAGTTGCTGTTGCTGTTGCTTGCGCCCAAGTAACTGCTAGATATAATTGTTGATAAATCGTTGATAATTTTGTAGTCTGTAATTGTTGTATACCAGTCTTAACTTGTTGTAGTGGATATGGTAACCCAGACATACATCCAAAGAAATTAGACATAGTATAAGTTCCATTTGGTCCACCACCTAACGCTATGTTAGCCAGTGCTGAATTCGCCAATTCAGTATTAGTAGGAACGTCTGTGCCATTAATAAGAGGTAAGTTAGCAGTTGTTTCAGTAGAATAAACTGTTTGAGCAAATCTAGGTAAATCAACTTTATTGATATTATTTACCTGTTGCATCGTAGCCGCAAATGCACCTGCCAACACTGCTTGATTGTCTGGCAGTATCCCTTGTAAGTGAGATCCATATCCTCTAGCAGGTGGTTGAAAATTAAGTGCGTTTGACATATTAAGCCTTATTAATAAACCTATTAGTAGTTACTGATCCGCCACCCGCTGCACCACTCGTCACGCCGGCTGTAACAGCAGCAGACTGAGGAGAATAAGGAGCAGATACCGGTTTAGCAATAGTTGGCATAGCAGGTGGAGTTACCGGTGCAACTTTGGCTGCTACTGACGGCGCGGTAAGTTGTGAGTTTACTTGACCTGCTGAGAATAAAGGATAATATGTTTTACTGTTTGTAGGACCAGGTGTAGTATTATAACTAGGTACAGTCATTGAAGTGTGTGATAATGGAAACAACTTCTGCACATTTAATAAATCTGCTAATGATGTTAGACCTTTAGTTTTGCAAGATAGCGGGACTAACACTTCATCCAGCGCCGAACTGCGAACTATAGAAAATGCGCTGTATATCTGTTGCTCTTGCTGTTTAGTAGGTGTCGTGCCACCATTAGAAATGTTTTCAACATCGTCTGCGCTCAATCCAGATGATAGTAATGCTAGATTAAGATTTTTTGTTTGTGCATTATGTTGCTTGATTAGTTGCAAGACTGTTGAAGGTAAACCAAATTTATGTATTTGTGATATATTGAGTGCCTTGCCTAAGTTAATCAAATCTTGTCCGAATTCTTGCATAGAAAGAGTTACACCAGATAAGTCACCAGTAATTAAATCATTTTGATTACTAAATGTTCCTTTCTGGAAATTAGTCGAATTGGCAACAGTATTAATGTTCTTGTTTGAGTAAGTTGCAAAGTTATGGAATGTCAAGAATGAAGATGTAAAATCTTTATAAGAAGGAGTAGATGCTACGCAAGCAGCAATTCCGGTACCGGCTCCTGCACCGCTAGCCGTAAAAGTGCCACCTAAGATTGGTGTGCCAGTATATCCAATCGCGCCCCAATCTGTAGTACCTAAAAACGATATACTATAAGTAGTCCTTACAACAAAAGATCCTGCACTAACTACAGTTGCACTATTCCAGTTGAATTCATTCCAAGCCTGTAATGCTAACAGTCTAACGTAGCCCCACTGAGTTACACTGTCATTTGGATTACTGGTAGAATAAGGTAACCAAGTAGCACTTTGACCTTGACCAGTATCTCCCGCTATAGGATAGCCTGAAGTCGCTTGACCACTCCAAACACCTGAAGGATCGTCTATTGTATAAGTGGGCGGCACTGAATTACCTAGTGCAGGAATAGTATTTGCACCAATAGAGATTAGATTGTTATAAGTTGCATCAGAAACTTGCGTGCCAAGATTTTGATATGCTGAATTGATTGCATTAGTCAACCAATTAAGACAAGTATCGGTTACTATACTGCCAGGAGTATAATTTGCGTTGTCAGTACTACTGCCCATTAATTCTGTTGCTGTAGGATTTATTGCAAAACCCTGACCTTGCAGTAATGAACTTACTACATTAACCCCTAATGGGCTTTGGTTACCAGTAGTACTCATGGTACGAAAACGTCCTCGCTGCCTTCTTGAATTTTATGCCCACAATCATTAGGTGAGCCAATTCTTAATACAGGTAGTCCTTCTGCAAATACAGTTGGACTACCTTCTGTAGTCTTAGCAACATGATGCTTATGACTACCATGATGTGAGGCAATTTGACTGGGGCCGTGCAGACCTACAGGAGTACCATTGCAAAACACAGTATTTGCACCTTGCTGAATTGCTCCTCCTGCATCATTCTTATCATTTAGTCTGCTTAGTCCTGGCATCTATTATCCTAGTATTACTTTCTTATCAGGTACTTTAAGACCCGTAGTAGCCTCGATATACTTGGCTTTAACTGACTCATCAGTTTCACCAATTATTGAGATACTATTATTATTTAGTCTGTAATTTGAGTGCATTTTGCCAGTAAAAAGTGAAGGCATTAGACCAACTCCGCCTTGTGATGGCATGACAGAAACTGGATCTGCTACTATAATGTTGTCATTGTTTACCGTAACTACTTTAGCGATCATTTCTATACCACCGATCACTACAAAAGTGTAAATTCCGTCGGCTTGTAAATCTTGTAAGTTCATATATTATCCTTGATTATCAAAATGCGCTTTTAATTGATCAAATCCACCAATTAATTTTCCATCTAAAAATACTTGCGGTACGGTTCGTGCGTTAGGTACAGACTCTAGCAATTGCTGCTTAGACCATCCTCCACCAACCTTACGCTCTTCGTATTGAATACCTTTTTGTGTTAGTAATGCCTTTGCTCGGTCGCAATAAGGGCACATATCCTTGCTCCAGATAACTGCTGTAGTCATGATTTCTCCTTGTTTTATATTTAGAGTTCAGGTAGTTCGTCGTAATTTAATACTTCACTCATTGCACCAATTACATAATTAGTACTTTCTGACTCTTGTAATGCTGTTTGTTTGTTGGCAGTATTTGTATGTTTGTTGAACCACGGAATTGGTGTGGTCTTGGGTGCAGGATTAAGGTACTTAATACCAATTTCTTTTAGTGCGCCTGCTGCCGTAAAGTCAACAAAGTCTTTTAAGATGTTTGCATTAAGACCAATTACCGAACCCTTTCTAAACAAATAATCTGCCCATTCTTTTTCTTCTCTGATTACATCCATGTATAGTTGATAAACTTCTTGTTCACATTCTTGCTTTGCTTGAGCAAAGCGGGTGTCTTCTTTGACAACTTGATTAATAAGGTAAGCAGTCCAGCCTTTATGTAGAAGTTCATCTTGGAGAATTAAACTGATAATGTTTCCATTACCAATAAAGATTCTGTTCTCAACCATTGCTAAGCTTGTAGCAAAACTTACCATAAAGCGGAATGCTTCCAAAGCGTAACTAGCGTGTAGAGCCATATAAATTGCTTTAATATGCTGGTGCTCTTTTACTGGCACTTCTAATTCAACTTCACAATTTACTTTGTGCAGGTGATCATAATACTTACCAACACTGCTTGCCATATCTACAATTTCTTTTGTGTCATGAATAGTATTGAATACTTCTTTTGGCACATTATAAACATTACGAATAATATGACTGTAGCTACGACTGTGGATGTTTGTTTCGAAAAATGACCAATTATAAATGAGTGCTTCTAATTCAGGCAGTGATACAACTGGCGTAAACACTTGGCTAGGTGCTCTGCCCTGCAAACTATCTAGCGCAGTTTGACGCAACAAGTTGCTAGTAAAGATATGTTTTACCGCATCACTTGCATCCTTAAAATCGTTAGCGTCTTTGCTCAAACTAATTTCTTCGGGTACCCAAAAGAAACCTCTAGCAGTTGCTTCAAAGTCTGCAATCTTACGATATTTAGTCTCCTCAAATCTCTGTATTGTGACTGGACCTGCAGGATCTAAGAACATCTTACGATTAAGATAATCAGTTGGTTTGCTTAAATCATATTGTTGTTTTGACATTT